CCATTCATCAAACTTGACAAGACATCCATCGGCATTGAGATTTGCAATTGGGGTTACTTGGTAGAGAAGAATGGCAAGTTCTTGAACTATGTCGGCAAGGAGGTCAAAGATGTTTGCAAACTGGAAAGACCTTACAAGGGGTATACCTATTTTGAGAACTACACGAAGGAACAAATTGCATCAACCAAAGAGTTGTTGTTATTGTGGCGTGAGAAGTACGGCATTGACTTGACCTATCACGAGGACATTTGGCAAGTTACCAAACGAGCTTTGAGTGGAAAGAATGGAGTGTTCACTCACAACTCCGTGAGAGCAGATAAAATTGATGTCTATCCGCATCCTGATTTGGTATCTATGTTGCAATCACTTTAAGTTGCTATTTGATTACGATGATATTCCAAAGGATCAATTTTCACGACAACAAACTGCCTGTGTTCAAGGAGAACAAGGCAAAGGGGTTCGTGACATTTGGGGCAGACAATCTCTATCCCGATTTTCTCGTAGAGTTATTTAACAAATCACCCAAGCACAATGCCATCGTATCTGCAAAAGCTTCTTATGTTGCTGGAATTGGTACGGAAGTTTACGGACAAAACACCACCGACATCGCCAAAGCCGAAGCAAAGTTAAAGAACATTAACGCTTACGAGACCTATGAGGAACTCAAAGCAAAGATTGCATACGATGCCGAGTTGTTCAATGGGTTTTGTGTGGAGGTAATTTGGAACAAAGCCAAGACCGCTCCGTCCGAATACTACCACATCCCATTCAAGGATGTTCGCAAAGGTCTTGAAGGTGAGTATGTGTATTGTGCGGATTGGACTGATACCAAAGCGGAGAAGATTCATTACCAACCTTACAACCCAATTACGAGAGAATCAAAGCAATTGTACTATTGTCAATTCTATCGTCCCGGTGAAGGCACTTATCCGCTACCTGATTATGTTGGTGCGTTGAAATACATTGAGGTTGACACCGAGATTTCCAATTACTACTTGAACTCAATCAAGAACGGATTCACGGCACAAACCCACATCCAGTTATTCAAGGGAATCCCAACACCTGAAGAAGCTCGTGCAACTGCAAGGAGATTCAAGGAGAACTATCAAGGCACGGACAATGCCGGTGGTTTGATTATCCAGTACAACGATCCTACGGAGAAGGAATCAGTCATTTCAAACCTTCAGCCATCGGATTTTGACAAGCAATTTGACTTGTTAAATAAGACCGTACAACAAGAGATATTTGTTGCACACAAGGTCAACTCTCCAATGTTGTTTGGAGTGCGTGTAGAAGGTCAGTTGGGTGGTAGAACGGAATTGATTGAAGCATATGAGATGTTTCATCACGCATACATTGAACCACGCCAACAAAAGATAGACGATGTGTTCTCATACTTGCTTGAACCTATCGCACAGGTAAGATTGGAGACAATCAACAAGCCACCAATCGGATTGGATTATCAAGCGTTATTCACCGCTGGAATCATTGACCGCAACGAAGCAAGAAAAGAGTTGGGATTTGATGAGATTGAAGAAGAAGAAACACCAGTTGCCTTGTCAAAACAAAACCCTTTTGGATGGGACGATGAGCGTGACTTGATTGTGTTCAACAAATACGGAGAGAAAGCCGAAGAGTTTGAGGAAGCAAAGTTTGAGTTTGCCGATGCCGTTGAATCTGCCATCTTGAATGTGTTGAAAGAGAACAAAGGTTTACAGGTCGGAGACATTGTAAACATCACCAAACTTGACGCAAAGGTTGTTGCCGATGCGATTGCCAAACTTGCAAAAGCGGAATTGGTTAAGTCATACGAGGATGGATTGGAAACCACCCCAAAAGGATTGGAAGAAATCAAGAATCTGCAAACTGAATTGGTGGTTCGCTATCAATACGGACTTGCACCTGGAATCAGCGGAGGACTTTTGATTGACACATCTCGTAAGTTCTGCACGGATGTTGTGAATAGTGGTCGTGTGTATTCTCGTGAGGACATCAATATGATGTCAGCAGAGTTGGAATATGATGTATGGAAGAGAAGAGGTCAATGGTACACCAACCCAAGCACAGGAATCACCACACCACAATGCCGTCACATTTGGGTTCAAAAATTATTGAGGAGAATTAAACGATGACCAACTTTGTATACTTCATTTCAACAACCTATTTGAAGGACAACACTCCTTTGAATGAGAATGTTGACGATAAATTGCTCAAGTCAGCAATCAAAGAAGCTCAAGAGATTTATGTGAGGGATGTCATCGGTTCAGGCATTTACAATGAGTTGCAAGTTCAGGCATTCGCTGGAACATTGACTCAATTGAATACAACCCTTTTGGACTCTTACATCGCACCTTGTTTGAAATACTACACCTTGACCGAAGCAATGCTTCCAATGACCTTCAAACTGATGAATAAGAGCGTAGCAAGTAGGGAGAGTGACAACGCTCGTGCCGTATCCGTTGAGGAGATGACAATGATTGAGGGCAGATACCGTGACAAAGCGGAATACTATGCGAATAGGTTGCGTGATTACTTGCGTACAAATACCAACGACTATCCGTTATTCTTGAATCCCGGCAATACCATTGACACCATCCGTCCAAAGAACACCGCTTTTGTGGGTGGCATCTATCTTCCAACTTCACAAGATTGCTTTTGGAATTATGACTTCCCCAACGAGGACAAATAAGTGGCAGAAAAACAACGAGGCAAAGCTTCTCAAATTCCTGAAGAATGACACTAAACCAAATAATCAAAAAGATTCAAACCGCAGCCGAAAGCCATAAAATGGTCGGCAAGTTCGGAGTTGGTCAGCAGTCCAATCTCACGGTTGAGAATGTTGAGTATTATCCGCTTGTTTGGTTGTATCCTGATGGGTTTAATTTGTCAACAACTGGAAACTTGATGACCTACAACTTTGCATTGTTGGTGATGGATCGTGTGTTTGAGAGTGAATCAAATGTCATTGAGGTACTTTCGGACACCGCACAAATCATTGCAGATGTATTTGCTTTGATTGATGACAACACCCAAGATGACGAGGACTTTGAATTGGTAGTTACTTCCAACGCTTCACCTTTCTACGATGCCAAAACCGACATTCTTTCAGGATATGCAATCAACTTCCAAGTCAACACTCCTTATCTATTTAATACTTGCGTTGTTCCTGTGTAGCGTGTTTTTTGCTTTCCTTAATTTGGAAAAGCCGATACGCATTGAACGACCAATACAAGTGGAGATGCACGAGAGAATCGTGGAAAGGGAGAAACTAATTAGAGACACGCTCATCAAACGAATCAAGTCATTTGATACTATCTACCTTGACACCTTCAAACCTTCAGCAGATGGCTTGAAAAAGGCGATAGGATTACACATCCACTTGGACACCATATGAAAAAAAACAATGTAGTGAGAATTGACAAGAGATGGGAGGAAACGAAAGTGCTTCTCATTTCGGATTTACATTGGGACAATCCCAAGTGTGACCGGGAATTGTTGAAGAAACACCTTGATGAAGCACTCAAAGGGAATCACGACATACTCATCAACGGAGATTTGTTTTGCTTGATGCAAGGTGCGTACGATCCACGCAAATCCAAGAGCGACATCCGTCCTGAACACAATTCCGCAAACTACTTTGATGCCATTATCAACACCGCAGTTGATTGGTTTACACCTTACGCACATCTCATCAAGTTGGTTGCCTATGGAAACCACGAGACCGCTATATTGAAACGCCAAGAGACGGACATCATTGAACGCTTTGTGACTTTGTTAAATTACAAGACCGGTTCGGACATTCAGGTGGGAGGATATGGTGGATGGGTTCGCATCCAGTTTAATGATGGGAATACGACACAATCTTTCAAGATTAAGTATATGCACGGATTTGGTGGAGGTGGTGCAGTAACTCGTGGAACTATCCAGCACAACCGAATGAGCGTAAATGTAGAGGGTGCAGATGCAATTTGGATGGGGCATGTTCACGAGGACTATGAGATGACCTACACGGTGGAGCAGTTGACACAACACGACA